TGCTAATTTCAGCACCTTAGTTGCGGCCATTGAAACTGATATTACCTCTGTCTCATTTATCTCTGCTATCATTTCTGTGGCCATTTGATTATATATTTTCTTACTCTTCTCAGTAAAGTATACCGGAATGTCTCGTATAATTAACTCAGGCAATCCTATACATTCATCGTCTTTGGCTCTATATGCGTGAGTGTGTATCTTACGGGCCAATTCATCCAAATTCTTCCAACTGTCAACCTTTGAAGGAAACTTATAGTTCATGTTTGCATAGCGTTCCCTAAAGCGTTTAAATGCACCTCTATCAGCTCCAAATACATCATCCGATATTATCTTATATTGACCAAATAAGTCTAATGGGTTCTTCGGTATAGGTGTACCTGTCAATCCTAAACAATACTTGGATATCTTTCTAATCTCATATACTTTCTTAGACCTTTGGGTATTATGGTTCTTGGTGTAGTGCATCTCATCTACTATCAATAACTGTGGACCCCATTGCTTTATCAAACGTAGAACATCCTCATTTCTCAAGCTGTCAAAGTTTATTATCATTGCCTGTGGCTGATTACCTTTATACTTCATAATTCCCTGCAATATATTTAGTCGGTCCTTCATATCACCAACCACAGGAAATATGATTGGCATATACTCTTCAGGACAGTCTTCAGGAAACTCATCTTCCCATACACCTATTGCAGACAACGGGCATACTATCAATATTTTCTGCAGATTACCTCTTGCTATTTGAATGGCTGAATAATCAATAGCAACCTTTGTTTTTCCAAGTCAAAGACCAGGGTCAAACCAGATGGCTAATTTATCAAATTCTAATGCTTTTTGTAAAGCACCTAATTGATAGGGTCTAGGCCTTCTTTTGAACCTGTACTTCATATAATCACTTCCTTCCATAAGGGTTATTGTTCCACTATCAACTACTTACAGGGTCCTCTTACCCAAGCCCTAATTTAATTTTCTCAATCTGTGTTCTACTTACACCAAATTGATTTGCTATACTCTGTTGTGTCTTACCCTTTATTTCATTCTTAGCCCTGTAACATAGTCTTTAAAATTAATTTTTTACTAGCGCCAGTTACTTCACTAGACTTATTAACTAAGTTATCAGCCATAACTATCATATCAATAGGCGAATTAGTTAATATTGCTAAATCATCGTCTTCGCCATCATTACGAACTAATATACATATACTTACATTCTCAGGTTCATATACTTTGACAGTTTCAATAATCTTACCTTCAGCATCCACCAAGGATATACTATCTAGTCCTTGTAGTTTATTACTCTCCATCATTTTCCCTCCCTCTATTAAAAATTGGCCCCATTAGTTGTGATACTAAAAATGGGAATGGCATACCAGTCTGCTCAGCAACTTTCATCACCATCGATTGAGCTATTCTCATCATACCCCATTCAGAGACACATGCCAATACAGCTACCTCATCGTCTTCAACTTCCTGTAGTAAAACTACTTGAGTTCCTGACTCTTCTAAATTCTGGAACTTTTCTTGCATTAGTACAAATCCGTCTTTGTCTAATAATGCCAAGGTCTCAACCTTTTCTAATAACTCCATCTTTAACATATCTCTTCCTCCTTATAATTTCTCCACAGCATAGAATGTGAAGACATAACCCATATACTCTATCTCGTATTCATATTCAAACACAGGATGGTCTTCAAATTTAGTTATGATTGGCTCCTTATTGATTGAGGCCAACATCTCTCGATACACTTTCTCATCATAGATATGAAACGAGTCCCTTCCCTTTGAGTCCACAAAGTAGTTAATTATCCCAGCACTATCTGCTTCTTTAGTAACTCTCTTTAATTCCTCGGCAGCTCTAATCACTTTATTCAACGTCATCTTTCTCTTCCTCCTTGTCTTCATAGAAGCCCATATTTGCCGTCTCATCCACATAATAGCCCAAGTTCTCCAAGTCCTGATACTCGTCAGTTGTCATAGTATCCAATAATACCTTCAATAACTGTGGGTACTCCTCAGAGTTAACTCTGATACCTTTTTGTGTTGGTAACCATTCACCATTAGGTCCCATATAATTCTGTCTAATGTCGATACTCTCAAGTTTAGTTTTGTCCTCAGGTATAATGCGATTAACCTTAATCAACATACTACCTTTCTGCACTTCACCTATTAGTCTTTGTTCTTCTCTTGCCTTGTAAGCCATATCACTCATCTCCTTTATTATATTTCTCTGGGTGCTCACAGTCTTCATTGCACTCATGGTAGCAGTGAGCACATCTGCTATGATATAAGCTACACCCATTAGGCATAGTCTCATCACTTCCCCAACCCACAGGTGCTAAGATAGCGCAATGGTCGCCTGAATGATAGTCGCAAGTGACTTCTTTGCATAATATTTTACCACCCATAGATTAGCACCTCCATGACTACCATTAGTTCAGTCCAGTGACATTCCCAAGTCTGCATTACATTAGTAACGGGCTCACCTTTAAATACTAATGAGATATTCTGACTAAACTGATGCTCCAAAAAGTTATTCAATACAGCCTCATCCGATGATAATGAACCAACTCCGCTGTCACCGTATGTTAAGAACTTTATACCATACTGGTCACCGATTACATAAACACCATCCATATACGTCATATCTTTATCAGGTAGTTCTGTTACTCCTACATAGAATGCTCTAATCCCGTCTGCCTGATACATTTCCTCTAACTTATCTTTTACCTTTTCCTTCATCTCGTCGTTGAACTTAGTGATTTGCTTCATTTTAATATCCATATTTGCCTCCTATTGGTCTCTTTAAAATATAGCCATCGTCTTCAAGTGCTTGCAAAACATCTGCTACATATTCCTCTTGTGTCCATTCTGTTTCAAGACACTTCCAGTCCTCTTTTGCCTCTTTCACAACTTCTTTTCTACTTAATACTTTTCCCATATTTGCCTCCTATTGGTCTCGTGGGTCATTAATATTAATGCCCGTATTTTTGGTATACACTCTATAAAGTGTCTGTCTGACAAAGCCTCCGGTTGTCATATCCTTCTTGACTGCTTGCATAGTAAACCATTCATACACAGCAGGGTCAAGTCTCAGCGTTAGTCCTTTTCTATTATCAATTCCTTTGCTACGTTTCAGTCCATAATTACTTCTATCAAGTATTGTGGGGTCCTCATATATCAACGCAGTATAGTTTCGTATCAATAATAGTGAGGCCTCTATCAAGGTCATATTGTTCCTATACGCAAAGTTGTTAAGTTTATCATATTCCTCTTCTGTTATAGGTATACTCATTCTACTGTCCTTTATCGGATAGTTTCTGCTCAGGTCTGTTCCCTTATCTGCCTTAACAATAGTTCGTCTCCAGCGAGGCATTACCAAACGGTTAGAGTACCTAATTGCCTCACTCATCAGTTTAGGTCTTGCCACATCAATATTCACAAAGTTAGTTTCATCACCCAACTCAGCATCTTTACTGTATGCTCTCTCAAACATAAACAGTTCAGTTCCTGTGGGAATTATCGTTAGTTGCTTCATTGCCATAATCAATCTCTCCTCTCAAATATTGCAGTAACGGAGAGTAGTAAACTCCCCATCACTATCATAAATATCATCTCAGCCATATTACGGTGCCTCCCTAATAAACTCTTTACCACAGAGGCTACATTTCATCATTATTCACCTCCATTACCAAGAACCATAATGAGTTGTTTCCTCATGTATCTTATCTAATACTTCTTGTTTTGCTATACCTTCATCAACTGCTTCTTTTGCCATATCGATTGTACCAAACAATACGCAGTACCCAGGCACTTGCCATTTTTTAAAATACGGGTTCCAGCTAATCTCACAACCTTTGTAATAAATCTTCTTAGTCTTTACCATTCTCTTGCCTCCTCTTTGCTATTACTATTTTATGATATGCAAACTCAATGCTCTGCTCAGGTGTATAGTTCTTGCCCAGGAAGAAGTAAATCATATCTGCTGCGTCTTCATCCAAGAAGCATTGTACTGTCATCTCATTCATCTCTTCCTCGGTATAGTTCTCAAGTCGTTTCCGTCTTATATTACGACTATATTGCTCTCGTGTCTTCAAGTCAATTAACTCCTTGCGCTTCATACGTTCAAGTCGTTCAGCCTCTTCAATCATTTGTCCCACAGATTGCGGTTCTTCGTCATACAGGCTTCGATTGATTGCTGCCAATGATGGCTTTCGTTTCATGTTATCCCCTCCTTAGAAATCATTTACATTAATAAGTCAATTATCACATCAAACTTCATAGGTATACTATACCAACTATCCATAAACTCATCAATTTTATCATCCGGAACTATTTTATTAACTACATTGTCCTCTGCCCACTGATAAAACTCGCCCATTGTAAATATTAAAGATGGGTCATATTTAGTCAAGTCAGCTTCTTCAATATCAGTGTAAGCATTGATAATATCCTGAATTTTACATACTCTATACATTACATTCACCTCCTCACATGATTTAATCTTATCATTTATTATATACATTATATCATAAAAGTATTAAAATGTAAACTTATTTACATTTTTAATACATTTCAGGAGCTATTATTTACATTCTCATAGCATTAACTCTTGCATTAAGACGTACTTTTCATGCAATACATTAATTGAAAAAGTTGTCAACTTTTCGTTAAAATGTATACATTACATTTGCATTTACATGATGATTACATCTTGATTACATCTTTGTTCTAAAGTAACATATTTAATGTAAAAGTCAACTTTTTAATGTAAATGTAATGGATACATCTCGTTTTACTTAAAGTAAAATTGTACTTAAAATCAAATAATGTAATTGTTATTAATAACAATTACATTATTTATTGTACCGGGAAACGTTGAGTTGATAGAGTGATACTTATATGTTTAGTTATATGTCTAGATAGTAGTCTAGGTCTTGATTGTAAGGACTATCAATATCTATATGGCTTACTATATCTGCGAACACTGACCGGACTGGTTCTGGCATCTCATGTGGCTTATATTGTATGTCTGCGTCCACTGCGATGTAAGGATAGTATTCTGCGTATATGTGATAGTCCAATAGCGTGTCTGGTTCTGCCGCAATGTATGCCTGACTATCCTGTGGTAATTCTGCTATGGCCACAAACCGAAGATTGCTCAGTGGATGTATATCTGTGGTATCATAGGCAGGGATGTCATTTAGGCTGAGTCGCGGTGAGAAGAATGTTTGATTATTTGATGATTCTGGGGTGAAACGCGTCCCTTCACGCGCGTCGTTTGAACATTTTAAAACATTATGGGGTAGCATAATAGTCTCCTTAATTGAGTTAAAAAAAAAATAAGGGGTTTCCCCCTTATTTTATTGCATTTAAGTCAAATGCGTATTTAGAGGCGAAGTATTCAATTACATCTGCGTTAGTTGTTTTATTGAAACTCCAGTTTGCTTTGTGTTCGTGTCCCATTGCAGTTGCGAAATATTTTCTTAAATGCCTTCTTACTGTTTTTCCCCCATCATTGAAGAGGAATAGTTTGTCAAGTGTTGCAGGTGTAAAGGTGTCGGGAATAACTGCGATTATGCTTGAAATATCAACTTTCTTCAAGGAGCCAATCGTAACTAAGATAGAATCGGGTTGCTTGGGTTCGTTGATAACCGGAACCTCTTCCTTTACTTCATTAATTGCATTTTCGATGAGTTGCTGCATTGCGTCATCTTGGGGCATGGTGTCTGCCTTAGGTGTAACTTTGTCTTTCTTTGCCATATTCGTGGCCTCCTTCGATATAATCAATACATTGAATGTATTGTCAATTATAGTATATCATAACTCGCATGAAATGTCAATAGAAAATTTTTGTCATAATCATATTACATTAATGTAACATTTACATTATACATGAAATGAATAATCATGCAAACGAAATGCATCGGTTACATTAATGCAGCGGTTACATTAATGTAATGATTACTAACTTGTAATGATTACAAACTAACATTCGTTACAATATACAATAACCCATACCCCGGTATGGACCCCATGCCCATTGGGGGTTGCATTTGCGTAGAGGTCGTTTCGTACACGCACGCGAGAGAATAGTAATATAGGACCTACCCCGTAGGCCAACCCCATACCCCCCCAGTTCATATAATAAAAATGTATATATTTTTAGGAATTCTTCATGAAAATAGGGACCTTTAAATGCCTCTATTTGATACACTTATATACATTATGATATAAAATATCATCAAAATTTTAAAGGCATTTTAAAGGCATTTAAAAAAAACTTTTTGTAAAAATTTGTAAATTAGGTATTGACTTTTTTACTAAATTATGTTATAATACAATTAAGGTAAAGTATGGTATAAAAGGAGGACGCAATATGTCAGAGATACCACAGAAAATTAAAGACGATATGACAGCTGTACTCCGAGAATATGCAAATCTTGGAGTTATTGGTAGAGCATGCGATAATGCTGGCGTTCCCCGTGGTAAACATAAAGAATGGATGGAGAAGTATCCGGTATATCAGGAAAGATTTGAAGAAGTCAGGGCTATGTTCGTTGATGGACTTGAGTTGATAGCTATTGAACGAGCTAAAGAGAAAAGTGACAGCTTATTGACTTTAATGCTGAAGTCTCACAGACCAGAGATATATGGAGATAGAAGTGAAGTCAGACATACCGGAATTGGAAACCAGATACAGCTTGTGTTTGCTGAGGGGCTGTTGAATGACGAAGAGAAGAAGTTATTGACGCAAGAGCCTGAGGAAGAAAATGGCTAGGAAGAGGATTGGGCCGGCTCGGCGACTGGCGACATATGACCCACATCCTCACCAGATTACGTTCCACCAGGACTTACATAAATATAGAGCTCTTGTGTCAGGAGTTGGTGCTGGTAAAACCCGTATGGGGGTTGAGGAGGTTATTAAATGGACTCAGCTGTACCCAGGTAGTCTCGGTGTTATTGGTAGGTTGACTGCTAAGTCATTGAAGGAGACTACTCAGAGAAGGTTCTTTGAGGTGTGTGACCCTAAGCTAATCGAGGCGTTTAATCAGTCTGATGCCCACCTGTGGATAAAGACAAATGAGACTGATGAGGATGGAGAACCTATTTATAGTGAGATACTGTTCATGCACTTGGATGACCCTGGGCCACTTGGTTCCTTGGACATTTCTTACTTCTGGATAGACGAAGCTCATGAGCCAGATGGTACCGAAGTACCTGAAGCTACGTTTGATATGTTATGTGCCAGACTTAGGCATCCGATTGGGCCATGGAGAGGATTTGTAACTTCTAACTCTGGTGGTAAGGATTGGGTTTGGAATAAGTTCTTTAACCCTGCTAATAGGCATATCATGCTTGAGTATGTTGGTTGGACCGTTCCGACTACTGCCAATGCTAAGTATTTACCTCCCGGTTATGTTGAAGAGTTGAAGAGAACCCATGATAAGGTTTGGGTTGAGAGGTTCCTGAACGCATCGTTTGACGCATTTGAGGGGCAGATATTTACTGAATTTGTAGAGGAATTCCATACCTTTAAGCCTGATGACTTCGAGATTAGTCCGTTTTGGGAGCATGGTGCTGGGTTTGACTTTGGAGTTAGTGCACCTACCGCTTGTGAGTATGGTTGCATAAATCGAGATGGTCAGATAATCATATATGATGAGGACTATGAAGCCGAAGCTGATATAACTAAGTTCGCTGCAGGGATGCTAAGAAAAGGATTTAATTTCTCGTATGCTGACCCGTCTGTAGTAACAAGGGGACCGAATAAAAAGAGTCCTAAGCAGTTGTATCAGGAGGAAGGTGTATCACTTATACCAGCTTCTAATGATGAGGACTTTTTCATAACTTACTTCATAAAATTACTAAGAGAAAGACTTCCTGATGGTAGGCCGAAGATATTGATTAGTACTAAGTGCAAGAACTTAATTGAGCAAATTAAGCAGGCAGCTTGGGACCCTAAGACTATAACTGGTACTACTCACGATAAAGTTAAGAAGATGGAGAACCATGCTCTTGACGCATTTAAGTACTTTATAAATGGTGTAGCTTTTATGCCAGGTAAGCTAGATCCTGTGGTACCTCAGTCTGGGCTTAAGGCTGATACTATAACTGTGAACGGAAACTGGGTACATGAGAGTTATATGGATGATGAAGATTTGGAGCAGGAGAACTATTGCCACCCTGAGGTAAAGGAGGCGATAAATAATGTATTATATTCTAACTGAGATACTTGCTATATGTGCGTTTATTTTAGGCTATATGCTTGGTAAACGGAATGAAATTAAAGAAAGAATTGTATATAAGACTGTTGAGTTGGATGAAGACATGGACCCGATTTCACCTGAGGACCAACAGTTGTATAAAAAATTAGAGGAGGCAGTAAGGTATGGCGTTGTTCAAGAAGAAGAAGACTATTGAAGAGTTTGACTTCGTACAAAATGAAAAAGATACTGAACTATTAAACTACATTATGGAGCGATATGTTGCTGCTTATTCTGCTAAGCAATCGTTGGGGCTCGATGAGTTGTGGTCTAAATGTCAGGACTATTGGTCTGGGGATGTAAACTTACCTGAGGGTGAGGAAGATCCAGGCTCTGAGACTAATATTATTCAACCGGTAATTGAGTCTCAGGTAGCTGATATTGTTAATGGAGACATTGATATATTAGTTAAAGGATTAGGACCAGCTGACCAAGTGTTTGCAAGAGACGTTACTCAGATACTGAAGTGGATTTGGCACCATAATAAAATGACTGAGAAGCTTGATGGGGCTGAGAGAGACAGATTAAACCTTGGAAATGTTATATGGAAGGTATTTTGGGACCCTGACGCTATGGGTGGCAGGGGAATGCCTACCCTGTGGGCATTAAGTCCTGACTCGTTCTTCCCTGACCCCAAGGTTACTGACCCTAATAATTTGCAAGATGCTGACTATATAATACAGACTTCATGGCATTCAAGAAGAAAACTTGTCCAAATGTTTGGTGAAAAAGCTAAGAGAGTTAAACCTGAGAGTAATGGCGTTGCTTATGACCCTAGAATATTTGGAGAAGCTGACTATGCAGGAACTGACGCTATTACAAATGACCAAGCTTTGTTAATTGAATTCTGGGAGAGAGATGAAGATGGTAATTTAAGACTTGTGTATTGTACTAGAGACGTTATATTAGCTGACTCTGCTGAGGAAGACCAAGAAGCTATGTTACCTGAAGAAACAAATAAATACCCGTTTGTTATGATAGTTGGATATAAACGTAAAGGTAGAATCTGGGGAATGGGTGATACTGAACAGCTTATTCCGGTACAGAATATAATAAATGACTTAGATGACCAAATACGCATGAACGCAAGACTAATGGGTAATGCTCAGATAGTGGTAGGTATAGGTTCTGGTATTAATGTTAGAAAATGGACTAATAAACCTGGTCTTAAGATACCAGCAAAAGACCATACAGCATTTCAAGCAGTACAACCACCATTTATTCCAGCTTATATAAATAATAGACGTGAGAAGGCATTTTATGAGTCTGAACTTGTGTCTGGACGTTCTGAAGTAGTTGAAGGTAGAAGATCTGGTTCACTTAGAGCTGCATCTGCTATTCTTGCGTTACAGGAAGCCGGTTCAAGAAGAGCTAATCATAAAAAACTAATGCTTCAAAATGGTCTTAGAGATTTACTTGATATAACGCTTGATTATGTAAAGGAGTTTATGACTACTGAGCAGGCATTTGATATAACTGAAAAAGACAAAACTGAGTACCTGTGGTTTAGAGGTTCTGACCTTAAAGAAATACCACAGTTGACATATAATGAGAATTTTGACCCTGAGAGTGATGATTTAGAACTTAAAGGAAGATATAAACCACTTTATGATGAGCCGACTGTAAATGAGTTCGGTGAAGAACAACCTGGTGAACTTATGACTAAAGTTGCTGAGTTCGATATTGAAATTCATATTGGTGCTGGTATGCCTAATAACAAATCATTCTTATATGAGGCTGCTGTTGAGCTCCATAGAGAAAATATTACTACTACCGAAGAAACACGAGCCACATTAAAGCAAGTACTTAATTGGCCTATAATTGACCCATGGTCCCCTGAAGGAGTATTTGCCGGTCGAAATAGTTCTGCAGACCAACTTGATATAGCCAATTCCATAACGGGTCAACAGCCGATAATGCCACCAGAGCAACCACCGATGCAATCCCCAATGCAGCCTGTCCAACAACCCACTGTTGACCCAGCTATAATTCAGAGGCTTCAACAAATGGTAAGTTCTGGTGTTGTAGACGAAGTACAACTATATGCTTTGCTTAGTCAATTACCTCCTGATGTACTTAATCAAATACTTGCAGGACTTCAAGGAGGAGTGCTATGATAAAGACAAACGTAAATAAGTACATGAACCATGGACTATCAAATTTTATGCTACAACAGTATGCCAACGAAGGGGCTAATGTATTAGTTTTACCGATATGTCCAAAATGTGAGAGGATTGGTCTTAGAGATAAAGGCTGGGCTCTCCACAAAACAATGGCCTGCCCACACTGTGGCTATAATGGTCATGCTACACACCAACTTAAAGCTTATCTTGATGAAGAACTATATAATTAGGGTTCAGCTCCTTTAACGCTGTAGGGTTCAGCTCCTTTAATGCTGTCAAATACAGGTGTAGACCTGAAAATACTAGGAGGTTTAAAATGGACAAAGATTTATTGCAAGAGGACCTTATAGATGAAGATGAATTTATTGATGACAACGAAGTCGAAGACGATGATGAGTCTATTGAGGAACCAGAAACAGAGGAAGAAATTGATGAAGAGGACCAAGAAGAGGAACATTTTTATACCCAAGACCAAGTAGAAGCAGCTATAAAAACTCGTGTAGGTACTTTTAATAGAAAATTAGACAAAATGAAGCCTTATGAGACAGCTGTTAAGAAAATTTGTGAACTTACTGGGTTGGATATTAATACTTTAATAGGCAGACTTGATGGTATGTCTGATTTTGAGCAAGCTAAAATTCTTGGAATTACTCCTCAGCAGTTAGCTCAACAGAAACAGTTGAAGCAAACACAGAAATCTGTTAAGGAACAAGCTCAGAAATTACAAAGGGAATTAGATGAGCAAAAACTTTTAACAGATCCAAAATACAAAGACTACCCGTTATTTAAGGAAGAGATCTACGAAATTATGGATGACAATCCGAAACTAACGGTAAAACAAGCTTATATATTAGCAAAAGGAGACTTAGGTACTAAAGCTGCTGTAAGAGACGCCGAACAAAGAGCTGTAGCAAAAATGACTAAGTCATCCAACCAGAAAGTAATAAAACCAGGGAGTACAGGTGGAAAATCTGCTCCGAAATTGGATAAAGCTACAATTTCTGCTGCTAAAAGAGTTGGCATGGACCCAGCGGAATATGCTGCTTATGCTAATATGTCAAGCTTGGAAGACTATGAAAGAATGAAATCCAAAAAGAAAGGAAAATAAATTATGGGTGTAACTAATTTAGATATACTTAAATTAAAAGGTTTAAAAGTTGATGTAACCTTAGCTCCTATAACCATAGCAGATGCCACGGATGAAGCTTCTGCTATCGCACTGGCAAATGCTAATAAAGCAAAAATAAATGAAATAATTGCGGCTGTTGTAGGCCGTTAAGAAGGGAGATAACACATGGCTAAATATGTATATTCACTAGATAATTCACAGCCAATGACTGTGAAAATTACTACCAATGCTGCCGTTGTAGAAGGCGATATATTAGCAATTACTTCAGGCCTTGTTGGACCATTAACTGCTGCAGATGTTGATATAATTGGTATTGCAATGGGCGATGCTGCTTCTGGAGCCGAAGCTTCAGTACTTTTAATAAACCCAATGTCTGTTATTAGAGTTCCTTTTACAGGTTCTACTAAAAAGACACTGGCTGCTGCAGACAGATTTGGAACTTTATTTGATTGGGACGCTACTGCCAAAGACATGGATTTAGATGATACGACTGGCGGAGTATTCGCTGTGGTTAATTATGTTAATGTAGATGCTACTGCTGGTACAGGTACTGCAGATGTTGTTATAAGTGCTGCTAAACTGTGGACCGCATAAAAGAAGGGAGATAAACTATGTCATTACAATCAGTTAATTTTCAACAATTACTAGAACCTAAGTTCAGGAAACTCTTCTTTGAAGCTTATTCAGAAATTCCTGAACAGTACAGTAAAATATTTTCTGTAAAGAAATCCAAGAAAGCGAAAGAATACGATTACCACGTATCTGGAACCGGAAAATGGGAAGAAAAACAACCATCTGGTCCTATCGCTGAGGACACTATAGAACATGGCCAGGAAGTTACTTATATCCACAAATCATACGCAAAGATGATTTCTGTGGAAAGAGAACTTGCTGACGACGACCAATACAATGTTATCGAAAAACTTCCTAAAGGATTAGGACGTGGATGCCGTGTTACTATTGAAGAGACTGCAATCTCTGTAATTAACAATGGCTTTACTACCAACGGCTATGATGGGGTGCCGCTGTTCTCCAATTCACATCCTCTGCTCCGTGGTGGCACCGCTGACAACCTTCTCACCGGTGCTGATTTGGACGATACTTCATTAAAGCTTGCTATAGCTGCTATGAAGACTCAGACTCTTACTCAGGAAGGATTTAAAATGCAAGCTAGTGCTAAGCAGCTTATAGTTCACCCTGATAATGAGTTTAACGCATTGACTATCCTTAATTCAGCATTACAAGCTGGTACTGCTAATAATGATAAGAATGTTATCCAAAATAGACTTAGCTGCGTAGTTATGGACTATTTAGACGACTCAGATGCTTGGTTCTTGAGAGACCCAAGACTGTCTGAAACTAACTTCTTCTGGAGAGTTAAACCAGAGTTCAAGGGTACTGAAGTATTTGATAACATGGTTGCCAAATATCGTGGATACGCAAGGTTCTCTGTAGGATACTCTGACTGGAGAGGTTGGATAGGAAACCCAGGAGCTTAATGATTAAGGAGGGTACTTGTTATGAAAGGTAAGCAATTACTAACCCAACTCCAAGAGTTTGGTGACGACGTAGTTGAAAGTTCTGTTCGTACTTGGATTGACATGGCCCAGAAAGAAGTCGCACTGGACCTTCCGGTAGTTCAAACGATAACAACTAATAATGTAGTTAGAGGAACCACAGTCTCTGTGGCCACTGGTATACTCAATGTACTGTCAGCTTTCGATGAGGATGGTGAGTACCCTCTCACAAACATTCAAATTAAGCCAGCCTCTCTAGTTTTTCTAGAGCCGGCTGGTTTTGTTACAGTTACATTTACCACAGGAGTACCAGACTATGTAAATATGGCTGAAGAATTAACTATTCATCCATCCCTTCATTCTGCTGTAGTATATTACTTAATTAGTATGTATTATGATAAAGAAGGTGAAGGAGATAATGAAGAGAGTGGTTTAGCTGAGAGATTTTATCAAAGATGGCTTTATTATAAAAACTTAGCTTTGGCTAATCTTAGTAGTACTACACATAGTCAAGATAGTATGACCCCAATAGACACTCTTGATGTAATGCCAAAACCTTCTAAACGTATGGGGGTGGAGTCATACTATGAATAATAAGAAGAAAAAAATGATAAGTTTTACCAATTTTAATAGAGGTATTAATAATACCTCTTCTTACGATGAATTAGAGCCATCAGAATTAATAACGGCTATAAATATTGATTTACAAGCTAGAGGTGGATATACTCAACGAAAAGGATGTTCTGTTTATAAGACATTAGAAGCCGTAGCTACTCCTATATCTTGTTTGATAGACTATCCAGATAAACCGCTTCTAGTTACCAATAAAAGTTTAAGGGATTTTAACAATAATGTAATAACTTTGTTACTAAACTCTAACAATATAGCTTATGAATTTTTTACTAACTCTAAATTGTACTTATTAGATGGTAAAGAGTATTGGGTTTACGATGGTACTACTTGTGTAGCTGTTACTCCAGCAGCAGGCTCTGATTTAACTCCCATCAAACGATGTACTAGACTTATACAAAGAGGTCAAAGAATGTTTGCATTGGGTGACCCCCAAAATCCTAACTATTTATATTTTTCTGAGATTGGAGATCCAACCAATTTTAAAGCTTCTTCCATTGTAAAAGCGGTTACAGATGATAATGATAAGTTAACTGATTTGATGTTATTCTCAGACTCATTGCTTGCTTTTAAGGAAAAGGAGATATTTAGATGGACTGGTTGGGATCCCTCTACTGATGTTGAATTTAAGCCTCTTGATACAGGACATGGTGCAATACCAGGGACTGTACAGGTATCTGAAGACTATTTGCTATTTGCGGATAATGAGGGAGTATTCTGTTTAAATACTGTGGAAGATAGATTGATTAAGTCTTATTATGTGTCCAAGAACATTGAAGACATATATAAAACTTTGACTAATCTTGACCAAATGAGGTCCATTGTATATAAAGGTAATTATTATCTTGCTTGTTGCGATGATAATACAGGAAAAAATAATCTTGTTTTAAAGGCTTCTTTAGGTATGGCTTATAACAGTTCAACTGGAGAGGGTGTAAGTAGGCTACTATTTCCGTGGGTTATATATAAAGGATGGAATGTAGCTGATTGGATAGAGGGTGATGATAATGAGCTATACTTTGGTTCATCACTGACGGGTATAATATATAAGGCCTTTGACGGCTTAAACGATGTTAATGAGCCCATATATTCTGAAGCTACTCATTATTTAAAATTAGAAGATGCTGTAATTGTTAAAAAACTTAAAAAATTGTTTCTAATAGCTCAACAAGATGAGTCTCATGGCTGTACTGTCAGGTTAGATATAGAGGCCGGATATAATACTTATGCTAAGGAAATAGTTATAGATGACTCTGGTTCTTGGGATATTACTAATTGGGACGAATTTGTTTGGGACTGGGTTGATACAGTTATTAAAGAGATAAGGATAGGTAAAAAAGTAAATAGAATGAGAATTAAAATAAGCCATGAGGCATTAGATGAAGTAATGACTATATATGGCTTTGCAGCTTATTACAAATCAAAGAAACCAAGGGGGTCTAAGTATGGCATTTCAGATATCGAGATTGTATGATTTTCAGCCAGGTACAAAGGCACTGAGTGGTCAAGTAGACGATGAATTTAACCAATTAGTAGATGCTCATAATGACTTTGACTCGGCTGTAGATGCGTTCTTAGCTACATTGGCTAGTGTAAATGGCGCTAAGGAGATAGGAGCCAAAGGTGGTAAAACCCTTGATGAAGCTGTATTATCTGATAATATACCTTATGTTAGATTAAATGATGATAAAGTAATCGAGACTTCAACTGATGGGGTTACTTGGGAAGCTACTGGTTCAGCAGGACACTTAGTAGTTAAATCAGATGGTACAGTAATGGCTCAAAGAAGTAGATTAAAATTTAATAATACTGTAATAACTGATAGTCCAGCAACTAATGAGACTATTATTCAGGGTATAACAGGCCCACAAGGACCTCAAGGTATTCAAGGACCACAAGGTGTGCAAGGTCCTAAAGGAGACCTAGGTAATACAATTATACCAACTGTTAACCAAATTACTGGTATAATGAGCTTCTCTGAAGGTGGGCCTGGCGTAATACCCTCACCTGTAAACGTCCGTGGTCCACAAGGTATACCGGGGGTAGCTGGTCCGCAGGGAGCTGCCGGTGCTCCTGGCCCTCAGGGAGTACAAGGCTTACCGGGTCCTGCTGGCATACAAGGTGTGCCTGGTATACAGGGTCCTAAAGGCGACACTGGACCTATGGGGCCTGAGGGACCGCAAGGTGCGCGTGGTCTAAAGGGCGAAACTGGTGATACCGGAGCACAAGGCCCAGCTGGCCCACAGGGCATACAAGGTAATGTTGGTGCTCAGGGACCTATGGGGCCCCAGGGACTTAAAGGCGACGACGGAGCAGACGGCACATCGTTCGCTATACTGGGCGTGTATTCTACACTGCTGGCGCTGCAGACGGCTCACCCTGTGGGTGACGCTGGTGACGCGTGGTTCGTTGGGAGTACTGCTCCATATAATATCTATAACTGGGACACTAACGTCTCGCAGTGGGTAAATGTAGGCCAGCTCGAGGGCCCCCAGGGACCTCAGGGCATACAGGGTATTCAGGGACCCCAGGGCATACAGGGGGAGACTGGTGCTACTGGCGCACAGGGAGCGCAAGGCCCACAGGGTCCTCAGGGAGAGCTTGGCCCGGGCTATTATCCTCAGGGAGCTTGGGTCGAAGAGGCTGACTATGTAAGAGACGATACACAGATAGACGTAGTTGACTATGAAGGCTCGAGCTACTTCTGTAAAGTAAGTCATGAGTCTACTACTGGTAATGCTCCTCCGCACGGTACTTACTGGGGCTTGCTGGCTTCCAAGGGTGACCAGGGAGTCCAAGGTATACAGGGAGTCCAAGGCATACAGGGTATTCAGGGTCTTCAGGGAGTACAAGGGGAACAAGGTAACCCTGGCCCCGGTCTTCCTGCCGGCGGCACTGTGGGTCAAATACCTGTAAAGGCTAGTGCTACTGACTATCATACTACTTGGACTACTCCTACTAAGACTAAGGTTGCTCGCTTTGTAGTCGGAACATCAACCGCAGGCTGGACTACTGCTGACTGTGATTACCTTTGTGACGGTACAGCAGACGATGCAGAAATAAACAATGCAATTACCGCCTTACCTGCAACTGGTGGCGAGGTTGTAATCTTAGATGGGACTTACAATATTACCGCAAAGATTAATGTTGCTAAAAATAATGTAAGCATTAGAGGAAATGGCAATGCCACTATACTAAAGAGGATGTATAATTCTAGCACTGAAGAGGGAGTAATAACGCTAACGAGTAGAAGTGGTTGTAAGATTGCCGATTTGCAAGTAGATGGAAACAAGACAAGTTATACCAGCAGCAATAACTCTGGCATCTACTTAGACACCTCAAGCAACAACATAGTCACCTGCAACACTTGCGATAACAATAGCCATGGTATCTACTTAACTTCCTCGAGCAACAACAACACCCTCACTGGCAACACTTGCAATAACAATAATGGCCGTGGCATCCGCTTAACTTCCTCAAACAACAATACTATCACGGGTAATATCTGCAACAACAGTAACTATGGCATCTACTTATACTCCTCAAGCAACAACAACACAGTCACCGGCAACACCTGCAACAATAATAACACTGGCATCTACTTAAACACCTCAAGCAACAACACAGTCACCGGCAACACCTGCAACAATAACAATAACACTGGCATCTACTTATACTCCTCAAGCAACAACAACACAGTCACTGGCAACACCTGCAACAACAATGAATATGGTATCCGCTTAAGCTCCTCAAGCAACAACACCGTCACTGGTAACACCTGTAATAACAACAACTATGGCATCTACTTAACTTCCTCGAGCAACAACACAGTCACAGGCAACACCTGTATTCGTGGCACCGGCTTAACAACGGACTACACTGCGAGTCAGCATACAATACAGCTCAGTGGGACAGGTAACAGCTATAACCTGATTGCTATGAATAACTGTATGGGCAAAGCTGTTACAAACGGGGGCGGTACAGGCAACACACTTGTTAACAATAAGTTCGATGCGTCATAAGGAGGTGATCCCTTATCTACCATGGCTTAGCCAGCCATAATACTTACAAGGAGGTATACTTTATGGCCGAATTTAACCCGGAAGTCGTGTGTGCAGGAATACTCAAGGATATAGATAATCACGAAGATAGAATTTGTAAACTTGAGGGAAATAATAAGACAATACAAGAGCTGGTTATCAACACACGCGAAATGGTAGTAGAAATGAGAGGAATGAAAACAGCACAAGAAAAATTAACAGAAAGATTAGAAATCATGGAAAAAAAACCGGCAATGACGCTAGACAATATCATCAAGACAGTAATAACTGTTATTATTACTGCTGTTATATACTCTATGCTTAATAAATTATTATTATAAAGGAGGGAAAGGCATGATAGTAAACTTATTAAGAGGCTTAGCAGCCGCAACCCCAACAATAGTTAAAGCTGCCCAAAGTGCCTCTAATACGAAGAAAAAGACAAGTACTACTACATCCACACCCACACAGACAATAAAACCCCCAACAACACCTAGTAGTCCATATAATGCTAATACGAATATAGCTAATGAACGGGCTTACTTAAACAGCTTAATAGCTAAAGGAGGTGGAGAGGCTGAGTGGGCTAAAAATCAACTGGGTGTACTTAATCAATTCGCAAGTAATCAACCGACCCGGCCTACAACACCCCCAACAACACCTATATCATCTACTCAACCAGTTCAATCAGTTCAACCTGTGGGGGGTAGTAGAGACATAGCTGCTGAGATAATATCATTATTGACCTCAGGTGGTGCAATAGACTACGGCAGGTTAAATAATTTAATAGCTGAGAGAGATGCTAAAATAGCAACTAACCCTGGCTTATATGGTCAGTTTGAGACCACCCAGTCATTATTAAATAAATACTTGCCGCTTGCCCAACAGAATGAACAATTATCTTTACAGAATCAACAGATGCAGGAGCTACTAAACCAACAACCGCAACCAACCACTTCAGTAGACTCGATAATAGATCTTCTAACTGAGTTAGCTAATGAACCTACACCAGGTATGAGTTTTGAAGAGGCACAAAGAAGGGCTCGGGGAGAATTAGACCCAATGTATTCTGATGCCGCTCGTGCTTTATCATATGGCTTAGATACTGACATGGAACGAAGAGGTTTATTTAATTCACCTTTAGCAGCTGGAATTATGACTGAAAAACAAGGTCAGTTATCAAATGACCAAATTGCTGCTATAGCCCAAAGGGCTAACCAATTAATTGTCAATGACCAGGAGATGAGTTTACAAGAAAAACAACTTCGTTCTAATACTTTAAACTCACTGTTATCTTCGTTAATTGGTAGAGAAGCTAATATAGCTGATTTTACTGGTTATTATGGAGGTCAACCTACTTTAGCTAATCAAAAGTTCCAAACTGAAAAAGAATTTGGTGAGGCTGATTTAACTGGAAATTACAGAGGTCAACCTACTATGGCCTCTAAGGTATTTGATTTACAAGCTAGAACTTCTCAAATTACAAATGCTCTTAATCAAGTTAGTGCCCTTGGTAAAGTTACTACTCAGGAGCAAGCTGATTTGCTGGGAGTACCTGTGGGAACATCATCATGGCAAGCTCAAAATGCAGCTGCTGAAAGACAACAAGAGTTGCAAATGTTTGAGAGAGAAATGTCATATAGATATAGTTCACTTAATATCCAAAATGCAGCTAAGAGTGCCCAAGATATGTTGGATAATTTTAACAAAGATATGACTATATGGCAGGTAACTGGTTTATCACCTGATACTGAGGCCATGAGATATTATGGTATTGCTCCTGGGACCCCATGGAGTGAGTCTCAATCAGCTAGGGATAAATTAGCAGATATACAGGCTGAGATTGAGTTAATCTATGCCGAAGAAGAATTATTATTCCAAAATAGGGCTACAGATTTTATGAACACTTATGGTGTTCCAAGAAATGCTGCTGAAGCTGCAATAGTTATCATAGACCAAGCCGCTGACTATAATTCTGCCTATCAAATAGCTAATGCCAATAAGTCAACACTACAGCAAGAAAATGTTAACTTTGCAACCATGAATGACATACTAAGAAGATACTATAATGTGTATGAGAAAGTGGTTACACCAGAGAAAAGAAATACTAATATAAACCCTGGGTATAGGGGACCAAATAATAGACGTATAATGGGTCAATAGAAAGGAGGGTGAGTTATGCCTTTATCGTATTTAGGAAGAATGAAGTTAGGGGATAACTCCTCCTTTTTAAAAAGGCAGGAGAAAAGTTCCGTACAGACTCAAATTGGAAATGCACAGAGTAGACTTCAATCTGCAGGTGTAGACTATTCCAATGATGGTTCTAGTCAAAACTTTTTACTACGGGCCTTAGATATATTATCTAGGCCTGGTTATGGTGCAACTAATGTTATCAGAGAATTTACCAATCCCTACGCAGGTAGTACTCCACAGGAATTTGACCCGTTAGCTGCATTCTGGAGGGGACTCAAGGGTCAAGATAAAGCACAAGGAAAAGATATATTTACTGACTTAGGCTGGGAAGGTGAGAAAGGTATATTTGGTGGTGAAGCCAAATGGTATAACCCATCTGTGGCCGGTGCAGCTGGCTTAGCTCTCGATATATTTAACCCATTGGACCCTGTTAACTGGTTAGCTTTCGGTATAGGTGATGATATTGTAAAAGGTAGTGCTAAGGGAATGGATGCTTTAACAGATGCTTTTGGAGCTACTAAAGCTACCCAAATAGCTGATATACTCAAAAAAGGGTCTAAATCTATTGATGATTTGGGTGCTGAGTCTGTTGGCAAATTGGCTAAACAAGTAACTAATATGATAGACGACCCGGATGACCTTAAATCTGTGGTTCAAATGATACAAGAGGGTATTATAGAGACAGGACGTAATGCCACATCTAAACTTGACTATAAAGCTATGAAACCAATGCAGATAGGTTTACAAAACCCATTAAGTATAGGAAACTCAGGTATGGCTGTTAAGTTACCAGGTTACAAAGCATCTGGTGGTAAAATGAAACTTCCAATACTATATCCGGGTAAAGATATTGATATAACAATGAGGAATATTCCCGGCTCTGAGTATGTAACTGACATTATAAGTAAGATAGCTCAAAAGGTGGGTTCAGTTAGGGTAGGAACAGGAGCTACATTAGGTGAGTCTCTTGGCAAAATGTTTAGTACAGTTTTCGTACCAAATACAGTCCCCAATGCAGTTATTAAGAAAAATCTTACTGCTAACAATATGGGTGACTTAATAACAATATCAAGAACTACTCCTGATAATTTGCCATTGTCTTTAGAGGAGCTAATGAGGCTTAATGATGATTTAGCTAACGTAAAATTAGACAATGTATTTGACTTTGCAGACAATATGAGTGCTACTGACCTCAAACAGATAAATAAAGGCAATTATTTGAGTATTGAAAATTTAGCTAAAAAAGTAGGCTTAAAAGGCTTTAATGCCTCTGAGATAACTGACATACTCTCTGATACCCCGTTCAATAAAACTATTACTGAGATCTATGACCAATTAAGGGTATTGAAGCCCACTGATGACGCTAAGAAACTTTTCACTGAAGCAGCTAAACTTAGAAAAATCATGGACTTAATGTATGAGCAAATACCTGAAGGACTTAAACCATATTTCTCAGGCGTATTGAAATCACAGATGGCAAACTTATATCCCACAGACTTGGCTACTAATAGACTCGGTAAGAATATCGTAAGTTCTCCTCTTATGGCTTATGAGTTTAATTATAAAGGAGTTCCAATATCTGTGGTAGTAAACTCAGGTGAAGATTTTAACTTAAATGCCTGGGCTAGAGTATCTGCTACATTTGAAGCACTTGATGAACTTCCTGAGACTGCTATACAGGCCTTACAAGGTCAAATAGACATATCTCCAATACCTATTAAGAACCCTGACACTTCAATGACTATAGGAGATACTATCGTCTTAGGTCGTATTGATAAACCAACTGTGGCACATGAATACGGTCATATATGGGACAGCGTTGCAGGTGACCAAGACTCATATATCAAAGCAATTTTATCGGATGCTCAAAAAATTGATGATACATTAACGCCAGATGATTTGTATAGTGATTATTCAAGGTCATTATATGACACCGATAATGCTATTGGTATTAAAGAAGACCTTGCAGACAGCGTATCTGATTATATTGCTGACCCAAAAACTTTTAGGGAACTATATCCAAACAGAGCTGCTGAAATAGAAAAAATGATTGGTAATGCTTCCATATCCCGAGAAGAACTTGCCCAACTGGTTACGAAACAAAGAAAACTATCAGAGTCGGTGGCACAGATACCAAGAACTGAAGCTCAAATCACTAAGATGGTTCAAGACATAGATAAGTTCGCATTTGAGATGACTTGGCAACCAGGTGAAAAGACCTATCAGTCATTCCGTGGTAATTTAAATGCTTTATTTGAACAAACTAATTGGAAGACTAAACAATGGCAAGAGCAAGTAGCTACAATATTTAAGGACCTTGATGAAGAGGCTAGAAAACAAATAATGGACGCTGCAGCTCAGATAACGGGTACTGAGATACCAAATGCTAAAGTTGGTTATGATAAAAACCCAGGACAATATAGGTTCCCTGTAGACCCTGAGACAGGTAAATTTGACTTTATACCCCAGGATATTGATACTCCTGAGTTTAAGCGATGGTTTAATGGTAGTAAAGTTGTTGATGAAAATGGCTCCCCATTGATAATGTATCATGGTACTTCATCGAAAGAACCATTTACTGTATTTAATACCAATCCTCCAAAAGATGTGGGAGCCCATTTTGGTACTAAAGATGCTGCTAAAAGTATACTAGCTGGTAGTTTTGAAGCTACAAAAGATACAAATAATATGTTAGTTGACGTATATCCTGTCTACCTAAGTATTAAAAATCCCCTTGAGGTTCAAGATGCCTTCGGTGGGGATGTAGCGGGAACAGCTCTTGAGATACACGATGCTCTACAGGCTAGAGGTGCTAACCTGTATGACTTAACAGAGAGACTTAAAAAACAAACTGAAATATTAGATAATTGGCCTGGTATGGAAACAGAATATATGGGTATGACTTGGGATGAGTTTGCAGCTAGTAATAGAGAATTAGACAAGTATGCTGTGGAAATTGCTAAAAAGAACGGCTTTGATGGCTTAGTATATGAGAACATATTTGAAGGTGATGTATTTGGTGATAATCTATCTTGGGTTGCATTTGAACCAAACCAAATTAAGTCAGCCACAGGTAATATAGGTACTTTTAGTAAGAATTCTGATAATATACTATATGCTGAGATGTCCTCTCGAGGCGATAATATAAAGTATAACCAAATTACCAAGGAATGGAAAAAAACTTGGGAACCATACTATCAGGTCAAACAAAAAATGTTAGAGCCCGGTGAGATAGACATTAACCCACAGAGAGTTCTCTCTGATGGGGAGCCTGGTAGGTATAGGTTACCCACCAATGAGGTTGCTAATAAATACCCAAGACATAGTTTCGATATAATTGACAAGAAGACTGGGAGTGTTGTAGCAAGTATTGAAACTCATAGGACTAGCCCTCCTACTCACACTGAGGCCATAAGGAGAGCCTTCCAGGAAAACCCCGAACTAGCCACTAAGTATAATATATCTCCTGAGCCCGAACTTAAACCCCTAAGGCCCCTGTTTGATGATAACCCCAATCAGGCACACCTCTTTAGAATAAGAGATGCAAAGGAAGTATCTTATACCGATGCTCATCCACGCTATGGGTACTTCTTCACAGAAAGTCTAGATGACCTGGAGGGTTGGAAACATGAAATACTCCAGGATTGGATGGACGACACCAGTGCTGAGGTAGTTGAGGGTCTCTACGATATTACTATAAAGGACTGGGACAGTGCAGAGCATCAAAGAGCAGTCTATAATAGGTTGTTAGAGGCCGGACTAAACCCGGAGAAATGGGTACTTGAGACCACTGATAAGACAGCTGTGGAAATAAGAGGGGTAGGGGCACTAGTAGAGGATTTTGAGGAGGGCTTCTATGATGGCTATGTGACTATAGGAGAAGTCCTAGACATGATGAAATCAATCGATATCCCCGATGAGCTAGCACCTAAAATACTCGGGGGTCAAGCTTTCAGGAGTAACTTAAATGATGATTTTGCTGGTGAGGTCTTTGTGTTGGGGAAGCCCAAGGCCATCAAGGAAGGCATCCATCAGCTCCCACAAGGCAAAGATGTTGACTGGAATAAGATATCTTTCCCCCAATCTATCAAACCCCTGTTTGCCCAGAAGGAGGGTATTGAACTTTCACCGGAATTTAAAGACTTTATTAGAAGTAAAAAAGCCCAGATTGTAACCCATAAGGGTACTAATTTATTCTCTAGGTCTACCACTAAGGATTGGGCTTATCCAACTGAAGAATTTCTCCAAAATATCAAATCTGTGGGGGGTATTGATATAGACACAATGGTTGATGAGATTGTATCGAGCATAGATAAGTATCAGGAGAATGGGTGGATAACTACATACAATATAGATAGACTTCTAAAGGAAAAACTTGGCATTGGTAATGATGTATCTATTAGGGAGTATTACCCATTATACCCTGCAGTTAGAGATAAAGTACTTAAAAAGCTATACCCAGACTCATATTTAATTTTAGAAAGACTAGATGATTATGCACCTGGTTTAGCTAGGCCTATAAGTGGGCCTGAAGATTTACTGGAGTGGTTAGGTGAACCGGAAGATATTGATATAAACGATGTTGAGAGTATGGTTGGATATTTTGAAGACTATATCTTCGATGATAATAATTTTACTACTAAAGAGCAGCTTGAAGATTTTGTAGGCAAATATTTAGATGCTATAGGTTCAGAAATACAACCTGATACTCTTATGTATTACTTTAAGGGTCAAGGAATGTTTAGTGCCGACTCACCCATGGTTGAGGAAGCCTACTCTGATATGTTCCAAGATATACTTGAAAAGCTTAATGGTAATGATAAAACGCCCCTGTATGCTCAACAAGAGTTCCCGATATTTATGTCTAAATTAGAAGAAGTTGTCGATAAGATGCCAAATCGTATGTCTGTGGAAGAGTTCAAGAACTACTTAGCTGGTAAACAAGTTAAAAAAGAAGAGCTTAAATGGACATTTATAGACGATTTGCTTGAGGGTAAAACTCATGTGACTAAAGCTGAAGTTCAAAAATGGGTAGCTGGGAATAAACTTGAAGTACAGGAAGTGTGGTATACTAGAGGTAAACCGAGTTTAATTGATATACCCGATAATGCAGAGGATTTGGCAGACTTAACAGATTACTGGGTATTTGACGATATTGATTACTTAGTTGAAAATAGATTAGACGAATGGCATGAAGGCTCACTGGATGGATTCTTCACTGATGATACTTGGCTCAATAATTTAACACCTGAAACTATGTCTGATATGCTTATGGGTGATTTATCGGACTTTATCGTAATGGATAGAGTTAATAATAGATTAAATGAGCAACAGATAGCTGAATTGGCTGAAGAGGCGTATAGCAATTTTGAAGGTTTTGATATAGACCCACCATTTACTTATGAAGAATTCTACCCAGTATTCAGGGATAGAGCCCAACAATTTACTACGAGACAACTTGAGGGTATAGTAGACCAAAATGGTACTCAAATGTTAGAACATTATGCAGAAGATAATACTAGACACTCGCGATATACTCAACCTGGTGGGGAGGACTATACTGAATTAGTGTTTACTTTACCTGAGGGCTATGATATACCAATGGGGAAATCAGATTTATATTATATATACAATGCTATCACTGGTGAAGTAAAAGAAGGTCCTTTAGAAGATATATCTAAAATAGTTAATACCTCCGATGGTGAATGGTCAGACCCCGTAGCAGTAAAGCCCAATAATGGGAGTTCATTCAAGTATAGGGCTCACTGGGGTGACCTGAACAATCCTGTGGCCCACACAAGATTTGATACTCGATATACCGAAGACGGTAGAAAGGTATTATTTATTGATGAGATACAATCTGACTGGCACCAAGCTGGTAGAGATTATGGGTACAGAGATTTAAACTGGAAGTCTTTCAACCAGCTGGTTGAAGACGCTGGGGTTAAGTTCCAAAAAGCCGGAATCTCGTTAGACTACTCCTTTGGCGCATATGATAGGCCACCTGAGTTCAGTATGAGGAAATGGGGCACACAGGAGAGTATTAGCCCAGATGACCTGCCTCCCGAACTAAGAGCTATCTGGGACGAACTAGACACAAGACGTCATACGGCTATGGAGGAGACTCTCCAAATTATAGGCAAATCTAACACTGTTCCCGACGCTCCCTTTAGAAACACCTGGGATGAGTATGTGCAGAAACGTCTTTTAAGGTATGCTGCCGATAACGGGTATGATGGTATAGCTTGGTCCACAGGTAGACAACAGGCTAATAGATGGCATCAAGCCATAACTGAGAATATTGATACTATTCAATATAATCAAGATAGTCAATGGCTAAGGGCTTATAAAAACAATGAGGAAGTTCTGTCTAGACGAATACCAAAAGAAGAGTTATCAGAAACTGTGGGGAGTGATATAGCCCGTCAATTACTCGATACTACCCCTGATACTTTTACAATTCAACCTATTAACAAGAACCCTAATACTGAAGGACTAATTGATAGAATGCCCCCTGATATGGATGCTGTAGAGATGCTTAGATGGATGGATGAGCAACCTGAATATAAAGCTTCAGTTCCTTACGACAGCATAGAGAAGCCCACATCTTATCAAGTAGTTGACCAAAATGGTAACGCTTGGGGTTATATATACCATAGTGAAGAGGCCGCTCAAAAAGCTATTGATGACTTACAGGTGATGGGAGAAACAATGAAAACTGTCTCCGGTACCAACATAACAGTTGGTGGAGAGGGTATGAGAAAGTTCTATGACCAACAGATACCTTCAAACTTCAAAAAATTAGGCAAGAAGTTTGGTTTGTCCATCGATGAGGTTGAACTCGATTTCTCAGGTGTCTCAGAGACTCATGGCATAGCTAATAATATAGATGAAGTGGATGATGTAGTAAAATACTACTCTGAAGGCGATGAGGCCGGTGGTATGGGTTCAGCTGAGGATTTTATAGACTTTAATATTGAAGAAGGTGACTTTGATATTGAGAACAGTTCACCTGATGAGATTAAGGTTTTTGTTAAAGAGCTATTTGACTATGACGGTCTATTCTTAGACTCAGCCAATGATGTTGAGAATATGATAAAAGGTTCTCAAAAAGTATTAAGAAGGTTAGATATTGAGCTTAGTCAACTAGATATACAGGAAATGCGTGAAGCTCTAACAGCAAGGGTTAGACCAGCACCTGATGGGTTCCAATGGTATGATGAAAGTGGTGAGATTGGGTTTATTACTCGTTACAGTAATAAGTCAAATAACCTGTCTAAACAACAAGGTATATGGTTAGACCCAAAATCAAGGCAAGCCATAAGACAACAATCATTCCCATTATATGCCAAACAAGACGCACAAGGACCTGTGGATAATTTAACAGCCGGTTGGTCCGATAGACAAATAACAGCCTTAGATAACTTCTTAAAATGGAGAAACTCAGTTGTTAAACAATACAGACAACTTGGTATTCCAATCAATGAGCTTGAGAAATATGTGCCTTTTATACCAAAGAGAGTACTTAGGGGAGAAGAGGCTGATGTAGTTAAAACTGTCTTCGGTACAGGTGTTGAACAGGCCACAGGAGATAATTTTGATACTCTTCTGGCTGAATTATCCAAAATGGACCCGAACTTAAGGCAAAGGACTACAAAAGCTACTAGACCATCTGAGGTCAATAAATTACTTAAGTCAGATTGGTTAACTGAAGATGCTGCTGTAGCAATGAGTCTTCGTGGTACAAGAGCTATAAAAGCTCAGGAGTTCAGTAAATTTGGTGATGAGTTTATAGCAGAGTATGGTCTTCATGCTACTGATATAACTAAAATGACTGGTGGCTCTGTCCCTGAAGGATATGTAGCATATAAAGTAGGGTTAGACCAAGAAGGTAACAAGATATTCCAGCAAGCTCGTGATATAGTTGGAACTACTATGGACGATACTGAGATAATCTTCTTACCTGAAGAAATGGTTAACTTATATAATGAGTACCTTGGTATTATGTTTAATAAACAAAAGAAGAATGGCTTGGTTCAAATTTATGACAGTATGTCTAGACTATATAAGAAAGCTGCATATCTGTGGAACCCAGGTCATGTATTCAGAGATTTTCAAGGTAACGTATTTAATAACTACCTAATGGGTGTTACTGACCCTATGGAGTATGCTGAAGGATTGAGAGTACTGAGAGGAGCTGAAGGTTTTCTTGATACTCCTAATGGCCAAATACCTTATAGAGACATATACGAAAAGGCTCAGAAAATGGGTATCATAGACTCAGTAATGGCGCATGAGCTACCTACCTTAACAGGTAAAGTAGAGAGTGGTTATTCAAGAACAATGAGAAAGGCTACTTATGCAACAGATGGCTGGACCAGAACAACAGGCTTTATTCACAACTTAAAGCAAGGACAGTCATTCGAGCAAGCGGCAGCTACAACTAAAAAATTCTTGTTTGATTACTTCGACTTGACTCCTTTCGAGAGGAAAGTCATGAAACGTATAATTCCATTCTACACATGGACAAGGAAAAATATTCCACTACAGTTAGAAGTATTAGTTAAAAACCCAAGAGTATTTGCAAGAATTAATGATGTTCAAAATGCTATAGCTGGTGAGAATATTGATTGGAAAGAAAAACCTGAGTATATCCAAGATATGGTTGGTATACAGCCTAAAGGTAGTGATATGTATGTAGGTATGAGCTTACCATACCAAGACTTAACTAGACTCCCTATAAACTCTAATACTCTTGCTGATTTACTATCAAGTATAAACCCAATTATTAGAGTTCCTATTGAGTCTATAACTAATCAGAAATGGTGGACAGGTCAAGAACTTGAAAAATACCCTGGGGAGAAGACAGATATTCCTGTACTAACAACTTTATTAGAGATGTTAGGTCAAGAACAAGGACCACAGATAGGAGCTAGGTACGGTGGAAATGTATTGAATAATATACCAATCCTTACTAGGGCTGGTAATTTATTAGATGCAGTGAGTGGAAAAGAGACTAACGATGTGAGAAACTTATCTAGAGTTTCAACAACAATGGGTGGACCTGCATTCTTCGATGCAGCATCTGTGGAGAATTCTGCTGATTGGCAAGAACGTCAAAGATTAATCGACTTAATTCAGTTACTACAAGATGAAGGTTATAATATTCCGACATCAGGTGAAGCTAGAAAAGAGGGGAGATATAGAAAACTTTCCAGATTATTGAGTAGATAATCTATGCAGGCGTTAAAGGTAGCTCTCCTCCCTACCTTTAACGCTGAAAAAGAAAGGAGAAATAAATGGAAGAAGCAAAAGTTAAGTTTGTCAAAAATATAGCTGAATTATTTAAAGTGAAGACTATAATTACTTTAATGGTAACCTCTGCTATAACTTATGGCTTTATCAAAGGCCTAGTACCTGTGGAATTATATGCAACTTATGTTGGGTCGATTATTACTTACTACTTTACTAGAAAGGAAGATAAAGAATGATTAAACTAAATAACTTAGTAGTTGAAATGCAGACTCAAAATGAGTGTTGGAAAGATGGTCGAATGCTTCCATCTGTGGAAGGTATTTTAGTTCATGCTACTGCCACACCAGGAGTAAATGCTAGAACTTTCTCCAAAAGGTGGAATAGACCCGGTATCGAGAAAGCCGTCCATGCCTTTATTGACGATACTGAGATAATTCAAAACTATCCTTGGGATAAGAGAACCTGGCACTCAGGCTACAACCCCAATACTGGTAAAAGGGCCAATGATACTCACATAGGCTTTGAGATATGTGAACCTCCGGGGCATACCTACAATGGTGGACAAATGGTAAACTACAATCCTATAAAATATGCCTCATATTTTAATATGGCCTACAATAATGCTATAAATTTCTGCGCTTATATTTGTCAAATGTTTAACTTAGACCCTTTAAAGCCAGGAGTAATTATAGACCATACAGAAGGTTATAAACTAGGAGTAGCCTCTAACCACAGTGATGTTATGCACTGGTTCCCATACCATGGTAAGAATATGGATATATTTAGAAAGGATGTGGCAGACCTATTGGAAAAAGAGAAGAAGGAGACTAATGATAATACTCCTGACAATTACGCTAAAGAGGCTATAGATTGGGCAGTGGCTAATAATGTCTTAAAAGGTGATTTAAGTGGAAACTATATGCTCCACAGTAATATAACTAGGCAAGATGCCATTGTCTTCATGAAACGGGTGTATGATTTAATAAAATGATGATAAAATAGTTCAATTTAGGGTCATTTAAATGCCTTTTGAATATGACTTTTATAATCATTTGAATATTATATCATTAAAAAATTTGAGAATAATGTATAAAAAAAAAGGAGAGGGGGGAACTCTCCTTTTTATAGGGGAAGTGTTTATGAAGTCAACCTATTATAGGTCTTCCTCTAGGTCGAAATCATCTAAATCAATAGGTGCAGCATTTGTCTGTGGAACA